CGTGTAAACTCTTGACCAATTGGTGGGATCAACAACAGCCAATCTCCGTATTTCCTCACGTTCCCCAGTCCTCGACTTCATGTCAGCGAACGCTGTTCTTGACATGATGACAACGCAGTCATCCCCATTATCGACAAAATTAACGTCGACACGGGGTGTGTAGCCAAGGTAGTCAACATAGTAGGAGTGTAGCAATCCACACATTATGAGCTTGTTGCCCAATGATGTGTTCATGTCACCGCTCATACGTGAGCCTCGCTTGTTGTAACTAACCTTGTGGACTTGACCGGCTTCGTTCAAAACGTATGCTCGACCGACGTTACGAATCGTCGCGTTGAGACACCAGTCCAAAGTGGAGAAGTTCGGGTCATGTTTGAAGATGTGTCTGTACGTAGTGTGTTCCCACCCTAATGCAACGTCAGAAATGTGTTGGTCCATCCGTGAGAGATCCAGCGACACCGCTACTGGATCAACAATCTCGTCCCAGGCATCGCGTAACATGTATCCAATTTGTTCGGCGTTCTGTCCACATACAACTGTGGGACGCCCAAAGACACGGTCAATGGAGCGATAAATAACCTTTTCAGCAGGCCGGATGAAACATCCGAAGATAAGGTTAAACACAACGCCGCGTGGCTGGATGATGCGTGGTGCAGGATCTGGCTTCTTCTTAAGACTGACCTTTTCTGCCTTGACAAATGAACAAACCCAGGAGGCCGAATGCGGCATGCCCTTCTTGAGATACTCGTCCTTAGCAAACTGGTAAACGGCACGTTTGTGAGGCGGGGACGTCTCGACGAAGTGATCGAGACTCATCCGACACACCGGTGCCAAGTTATCCCAGAGTTTGTTTCGGAATTGCATCATATTCAAGAAAAAAGTGGCCCGCAATGGACGTGGGGGAGCGACAAGTGCTGGCATCCCCCCGACCTGACCTTCAACAAAATAAACACGTTCAATGAGTGCCCTAAGAATATTAATTAGTGTGTTATTATGTACTACATATTGTACATCCGCGCGTCGTCTGCCTACAAATTCTACGTAACGGCGGATTGGTGCTTTCGGCTTACCCACACCGGGCGTCAGGGTGATCCCCACATCTCCAATCTTTCCGGTGATACGATGGTCAATTGAAGTATTCATCCCATGACGCTCGACGGGGCCCCATCATACTGGACGACGAGGAGGTCCAAGAGCAATTGCCCTCCCAGCCTTGTCGTGGACCGTGTCAATGAAACAGGCGTTGACGCACGCCTCACGGATACGGCCACGGACGACAGGGGTGAGTGCAAGTTTCTCGAACACCTCTTCGACATGACGGGCTACAATAAGCCTATTAGCCTCGGTGTGTTTGGACACTGCCTCCTTGCTAACCTTTGTAAAGACTGTATTGCGTACTCTGAAAACAGTGTCACGCATCTCCAATAGCTTCTGGTCGACCCTGCGGCGTGTCTCACGCCTTGCGGCACGAGAACGCATGCGGTTCAACCAGTTAGCATCCATACGGATCCAATCGAAGAAAGTCCAAAGGGTGTCGCGCCAGGATTCATCGTTGATTGTATTGAGCATGTCAACGTGTCTCTGATCTCCTGCACGAAAAAGGTTGGCTGTCTGATCACCGAGT